AACCTTAAGAATCGTCAGAATGCCATTAACAAGGCCAATTATGGACCACAAAATCCAGCGACTCCCAACAGAACATTCTGGATGGCTAAAGCCAATATATTTGGCAATACAGTAGCAGAAGCCAAGACAAGCCGTTGCGGTAATTGTGCGGCATTCAATCAAACCACAAAAATTCTTGACTGTATTGATCAAGGACTTGCACAAGGTGGTAGTGGCAGTCAGGATGCTTGGGATACTATTAAAGCAGGCGACCTAGGCTATTGCGAAATGTGGGACTTCAAGTGTGCCGCCGCAAGAACTTGTGATGCATGGGTAGCAGGCGGTCCAGTCACAGACTCTACAAATTCAACACCAACTAAAGGATATTAAAAATGGATAAACTCGTTCAAATGTTACGACAGGCGTTCGCTAACAATTTCACTCTCTACTTAAAAAGCCATAACTATCACTGGACAGTCACTGGTTCAGACTTCCCACAGTATCATGAATTTCTAAACAAATTCTATGATGCTTTTCAGGAAAATATTGATACCTATGCAGAGAAACTGCGTCAAATAGGTGCTTACCCTGGTGGGGACTATAAAGACATAGTTGCAAACACACAAATCACAGACCCTGCTGATATCGTCACTGATCCACAGCAAATATTTCAAAACCTACATGATGACCTAGACATCACTATCAAGTGGTTACAGGACACATATGACGAAGCAGGCACTAATCGTCAGTATGGAATACAAAATTTCCTTGCTGATAAAATTGATGAAATGCTTCAATTTCAGTGGATGATCACTGCTATTTTAGGAGGCGAGTAAAATGCCAATAATGAAAGTTAAAACAAAATCAGGTGGCACTGGTTACAAGTATGGCACACATGGGCATGTGTATCCAAACAGAGCAGGCGCTCTCAAACAAATGAGAGCCATGTTTGCTAATGGGTATAAACCTGTGCATCATGCACCAAAACATGGACACAAGTAAAATGAAGAAGAAAAAGCCCATTAAGCCACCAAAGCGTTATTGAGTTCGCTAAATATTCTCACAACACTCCAAAGGAGGCATAGGTAACGATGGACCTACAACAAACATTGGCAAATCAAACAGCAACTGACGCTGGTGCAGAAAGCACTCAAGGACAGGCACAAGAAAGAGTTTATTCTCAGAAAGAAGTAGACGACATGATGGCAAAGACGCGATCCGCAGTGGAACGCAAGGCTACCAAACCCTACGCTGAATTAGGTTCCCCAGAGGAACTTCGTCAAATCAAAGAGCAATACGAAGCCAAACGATTTGAAGAACAAAAAGGCAAGGGCGAGTTCGAAAACATTCTTAAAGAGTTAGCCTCTAAAAAAGACGCAGAAATAGCACGAAGAGACCAAATCATTGCTCAATATCGTGTGGATGCTCCCTTACTTGAGACTGCCGCAAAATACCGTTCTGTTAATCCAGAGCAGGTTAAATCCTTGTTAAAGAATCAAGTCAGACTATCCAACGACGGTGATGTAGAAGTAGTTGATAACAATGGCACTACACGATATAACGATCGTGGTGAACCCTTGACAGTAGAAGAATTAGTAGCAGGATTTCTGCAGACTAATCCTCACTTTGTATCAGCAGGACCTTCTACTACACAGACAAAAAGCAGTATGGGGACTCAACAGGCTAATTCACCAATAGACCCTTCTAAACTTGACATGAAGAATCCAGCGGATAGAAAACTCTATCAAGACTGGCGTAACAGTCAGGGACGAAGGTAATTAAATTAACCTTATAGGAAATTAAAATGAGTTATCCATCAGCAAATAACACAAGTATTAACAGCGAATTATTCGCGAACCTTGTAACCGCGGCTCAATTCGCGGCTTACGAACAATCAGTTGCTCGTCAATTGGTTACAGTATTCGATGCTCCATTGAACACTGGTATCAACTTGCAAGTTCCAGTTTGGTCTGGCGTAAGTGCTCAACTTATCGCTGACGAAGCCGCCGCAACTGCTCGTAACACTGATACAACATCAGCAACAATCACTTTGAAAGAGCATGTGGTTTACCATCAAGTTACTGACATGATTCGTGACAGCGCCTACAGCAATGTTATGACATCAATCGGTGATCAGTCTGGTCGTGCTATTGCAGAAAGTTTAGACACACAAGTGTTTGGAACTTTCAGTGACTTCTCTGCAGACATCGGTTCTACTTCAACAAACATGAGCGTAAACCTATTGTTACAAGCGGCCGCTACTTTGCGTTCACGCAAGTTAACTGGTCCTTTCTTCGCTGTTGTTCACCCTGGTTGTGCTTACAACTTGAAGAAGCAATTGACTACAACTTTACCATATAGCGGCGCTACTGGCAATGCTCAATTAGGTGCTATCAGCAACCTAGGTAACAGCATTCTAGACAACTTCTACATCGGTAGTATCGCTGGTATCAATGTGTTTGAAAGTGCTCTAGTTCCAGCAAGTGGTTCTACTGCAACTAATGGCGTGTTCGCTATGGACGCAGTTGGTCACGCAATGCGTGGTTCAGTTGAAATGAACACATTGTATTTGCCTGCTAACCGTGCAACTGATGTTGTATTGAAAGCAGTAGCAGGTGCGGCTGTTCTACAATCAACACACGGTGTTAAAATCACTGCACTAACAACTATTTCCTAATCCAAATAGTTGAGAAAGAAAGCCCTGCTTCGGTGGGGTTTTCTTTTGATTTCGCGGGGTTAAACCCCACCCTAAACTAAATATCAAGTCAGTAGGACTGACACAACTGATTGAGAAGGACTCAACGATGACAACACAATATGCGACTCTAAACGACCTCTTACAGGTTGAACCAGCCATACAAGAGTATGGTAACCTTGATTGGCAATACGAACTTAATCGTAGTGCTGTAGAAGTCCAGCGTATTCTCAGTGTTCGTTGGTGGCCACAATACTCAAAACAGTGGAAGGTCAACATTACCATCGTTGGAGCAGTCGCTCTGTTAGACCCTACTCGTTTAACAGCAAGTCAATGGACACAGGCCACAGTATATCACGCACTGGCCTATCATATTTGTCCTAAATTAACCAAATTTTTACCAGAAACCGACAAATTCCAAGTAATGATGGATTACTATGCTCGTCGCTTTGAGGGCGAAATGGACCTAGCCATTCGCCAAGGAGTGCAATACGACATTAACCTCGATGGCAAAATTAGCCCATGGGAAGAACTTCCAGACACTTACTTGAGAATTAGACGATGAGCATTAGAGAAAGCATCGCCTTACAGTTATTAACGGTTCTCCAAACTATCGATGAACCCGCAGTGAAATTTGTCACTCGCGAGTTTTTCAACTTGGAGCAACTACCAATTACACAATTCCCTGCACTACTAATACAAACAGCCAATGAGGATAGAGAAACTATCACTATTGGTAACTTTGGTGTTGGTGCTCGTGCAGGAGTTATTACATACGAAATACGCGGTTATGTTCGTGGCACAGAAATTGATACACAACGCAATAACCTAGTAGAAGCAGTAGAAGAAATCCTTGATGCTAATCGCAAACTAGACATTACAGGAGTGCAGGACCTGCAGGTAATCAACATTGATATCCTTGAACGCCTAGCACCTCTTGGTGAATTTGTCATGCGAGTAGCCATTAGGTATGTTTACCAAAGGGGAGCAACATGACAATAGTTTATAAGGATGGAGTAGAGCGCAGTATACATGACGCTAGACTTCAAGAGTTTTTATCAGCAGGATGGGCAGAGGAAGTAAAAGCCACGGTTCGTCCTAGAAAAGAAAAGGTAGAAGTTTCCACAGTGGAAGCGGAACCAACGGTGGTAGTCTCAGGCGCCGACACAACTTCTGAGCAAAATGATTCCAAAGGAGAATAATCATGGCATTAATTACAGGTAATGACGGCTCCCTGGTTGTAGGTTCTACCACCATCGCGGCCTTACGCAACTTCACAGTTGAATACAAGAAAGACACAATTGAAACCACTACAATGGGCAATGACTCTAAGACTTATGTCGACGGTCTAAGTTCATGGGCTGGTTCTGCTGATGTATACTTCGACCCAACAGTCGACGGTGCGGCAACAACAGGTTCAGGTGTATTCAACCTAACAACAAGCACAGTGGGTGCAAGCCCAGTGATTGCCAAGTTCTATGTATGGCAAGCCACTGGTGCAACAGACATTGCTTACACAGGCACTTGTGTTGTAACTGGTTACTCTGTTAAGAGCAAGCACGATGGATTGGTAGAGGCGGCTATCACATTCCAGGGTTCTGGTGCTCTAAACGGCGCAATGACAGGCACAGTCTAATAGAATGTTAACTGTCTCACTCATTGATGTAAGCGGACTGACTCGCAAGTTGGATCAAGCCTTGGCCACTAAGTTAAAACAAGTGGCTGATGATGTTCAATCGGCGGCAAAATCCTTTACACCAGTGAAGACAGGCAGAGCAAGAGGCAGTTGGACTGAAACAGTAACTCAGTCCAACTTCTCAGTAGAAAATCAAACACCATACATAGGTTACCTTGACAAGGGAACAAGAAAAATGAGACCCGCAAACCAAGGTAAAGGCATTATTATGCCAACACTAAATCAAGTTAAAGGAAAATACAAATGACAAGAGTTTTAGACAAAGCAACAGCGCACTTTCGCAATCAAATTAGTGGCGAAATGCAATCAATTTCAGTTCCAGAATGGGATACCAAAATATTCTTTAAGACAGCAACCAGTCTAAAAGAAGAAGGTAAAATTCTTGAACTAAGCCAACAAGGTAAGTCGGTAGAAGCCTTGGTAGAAAGCCTAATCAATCGTGCTCGTAACGAGGATGGCACCCGTATGTTTAATGCGGCAGACAGACCAACCTTCATGAATGAAGTGGATCCAAAAATTCTAATTCGCATTGTTGGCGAAATGAATCAAGTATCAGCAGAAGAACTTGATTTTGGTAACATAGAAAAAAACTAAGGGCGGACCCAGACCTGATGTTTGCCTATAGACTGGCAAAGGATTTGGGCCGCACAGTTGAAGAAGTATTGGCAATGACTATTGCAGAATTTGCTGGTTGGGGTGCTTTCTATAAAATAGAGCACGAAGAAACAGAAAAGGCTATAAACAGGAGTAGGTAATGGCAGGTAATGACGCAACAATTAAAATAGGTGCCGACACCAGTCAGGCTACAAAAGCACTTGGTGACTTAAATTCCTCACTAAAGGCCCTTGCCGGCATTACTATCGGAACTCAATTAGTTAAAGACCTAGTTGAAATTATCGGTAAGACACAGGAAATGACTAACAAATTAATTAGTGTTAGTTCAGGTCTTGAAGAAGCCAATAGTAAATTTTATTCATTAGCCAATGTAGCAAAGTCAACAGGAGCCAGTTTAGGTGGAACTGTTGACTTATTTCAAAAGGTATCAATGGCCAGTAGTTTGGCAGGAACAAATACAGCCGGCTTTGAACAAATTGTTTCTAATGTTAACAAAACATTAGTATTATCAGGAGCCAGTGCAGAAGGTGCTCGCTCTGTTTTATATAACCTAGCACAGGCGTTTTCAAATGGCACATTGCAAGGTAATGACTTCCGTGCTATTCTTGAAAATGATCGTGTAATGGTGGATTTATTAAGCAAAAGTTTGAACAAATCCACAGCAGAATTAAGAGTGATGGCTGAAAATGGTGAACTTACTATGGATAAGGTTGCCAAAGCAATTTTCAATGCAGAAGGATTAGCCGACAAATTTGGTAAAACAATAAAAACTATACCTCAGGCAATGAATAACTTGGAAACAAGTATTAGCGTCGCTGTTAAGAAATTTGATGAAATGACTCATGCGGGTGAATTGATAGTAACTGTTATCAATTTTATTGCTAATAATATCGAAGGGATTGCTATTGTTGCTCTTGGAGCATTAACTGCGGCATTCTTTGCTCTTGATATTGCAATAAGTCCAGTAGTATTGATAGTAGGTGCGGTCGGCCTGGCAATCGCCGGACTTGGATTTATTGTTCAAAAGACTATTGATTTTTTCCGTAGCGGTATCAATGTATTTGATGCGTTTATTACCACTTTGGATAATATGGGTGCCGCGGCGGCTAAAGCATTAGGTATCAATTATCAATTGGGTAAAACAGCAGAAGAAACCAATAAGAAAATTGTTGAAGGTGATAAGGCTGTTACAGACAGTGGTAAGGCAGTTTTAGTTACCAATGATGAAAGAACTAAACAGGCTCTAGCATTGGATAAGGCCTTAAAAGAACATATTGATAGTCTTCGAACTACTACTGCGATTGAAGCAAAAGGCACCGGCATAAAAGACTTGCAATTAGAAGTCGAAAAAGCCATTGGTGCAGAACAAGTTAAGTATCGAAAAATCAAACAAGAAATGCTTAAAGAGGATGTTGATGCATTATCAACTGCTACTAGAAATAAAATTCTAACTGATGAAACTCTTCAAACTAAAAAGAAACAATTGGATTTAGACAGTTCTATTGGTGTTGCTAGAATACAAGACTATGGACAACAACAAGTATCCAGTCAATTAGAATCCTATAGACTTGGTGTTACCAAAGAAACATACGAAGCCAATAAAGGTATTCTTGAAAGTAAAATAAGAGAAAACCTACAATCACAATTACAAAGTTCATTAAACAAGGACCTAAAATCCAGCCAACTTGATTTAAATTCTCTAATATACAAAGACTTGGATGCAAGAGAAATTGAATTAGAAGTCAGTAAGAAGAGACTTGAACAAGGTATTTTATTCACATCAGAAAGTGAAAAAACATTAAGAGCAACATTGGCTAACAATCAAGCCATGCAAAATGCACTTGAAACAGAAAAACAATTAAACCTTTTAAGAGGAAATGCAACCCCTCAAAAGCGTTCTGAACAAATAGCCACTGCTACTGGTGTTATTGCGTCTAGTGATCCTCGTTTAGGATTGGCACAAGACTATGCTACTAAGAAAGCCGCAATTGATAAGACAATTAGTGATAACGAAATTGGATTATTGAAATTAAGTCAAAGCGAATTCCAAACTTTACTTAATGCTAGAACAAATTTAGAAATAGAATATCGTAATGCTAAAGAACTTGCTGATATTGAATATGATAATAAAGAATTATTTAGAGCGCAAGCACAAAGTCAAGCCTTAATTGATTTACAAAGTAAAGTATTTGAAGCCAAAAAATTAGCAGAAATACAGGCCGCAACTGGCACACAGTTTGGTTATGAAACTCAAAAGGCCATGGCCAAAGAAGGTGCTGACTTTGAAAAGAAATCAACACTAGAGAAAACACAATTTGGTATTGAGCAGGCCGCTAACATGTTCTCCAGCCTAGGACAACAGAATAGACAAGCGTTCGAAGCCAGCAAGGCTCTAAACATTGGTATGGCTATCATGAATACCTACATGGGTGCTACCAAAGCACTTGCCACTTATCCATGGCCCTTTGGCTTAATTGCCGCGGCGGCGGCAGTGGCGGCTGGTATGGCACAGGTTAGTGCAATTCGTAGTCAACAGTATACCGGCCGTGCTTCAGGTGGACCTGTTGCGGGCAATACTCCTTACATAGTAGGTGAGCGTGGTCCAGAATTGTTTGTGCCCAATGGTGGTGGAACAATCATGCCTAACAACCAAATGGGTGGCAGTCAGTCAACCACAGTAAACTTCAACATCACAGCCAATGATACCGCAGGCTTTGATGAACTATTAATGAAACGCAGAGGCTTAATTACACAGGTAATTCGTGATGCCCAAATGGAACGCGGACAACGATTAGGAGCATAAAATGTCAGGAACATACCCAACAAGCCCACAGCCAACATCAATTAAATTTAATTTAGAAAGCCCTGTCCTAAAGACAACAACCTTTAGTGGCAAGACACGCCGTGTGGCAATGGGTATTCAATTTTATACCTTTAATATCAAGTATGGTATGATGACTAAAGAAACACTTGGTCCTATCATTGGATTCATTGCCAAACAGTATGGTTCTTATGACAGTTTTCAAATTGTATTACCTAAAATAAGTTATCGCAAAGCCACTGACACTACCACAACGCCAACAGCCGCGGCAGTAGGTGTAGGTAGCACAAGTCTTACAGTCACAGCCACTGCCGGCAAGACTATTCTTAAGGCAGGCGACTTCCTCAAATTTGCCAATCATTCTAAAGTCTATATGTGTAACACTGATTGCACAATAGGTGGAGGTGGAACAGGCACACTTAACTTTACTCCAGGTTTGGTTAGTGCAGTTTCTGCAGGTGAGGCAATCACTATCGATGCCGTGCCATTCACTGTAATCATAAACAATGATATACAAACTTTTGATGCAGGATTCGGTGGTGTTTCTAGCATGGAACTAGACATGAGGGAAGTGTGGTAAATGAAGACTTATTCAACATCAACC